AGGCGGCGCGCGCGCGGCACGCAGTCACCCACGCGGAATCGGTGGTGTCGTAGCCTTCCAGGTCCAGGATCATTTCGATTTCTGCCAAGTCGTGCTCTGCGTCCCGGTGGGTCCCCGGGATGCACTGCGCCAGCCGCTCGATCAAAGCGGCCGACAGGGTTTCGGGTGCGGGATTCATTCCTTCGTTTCCTTTCTGTCTTTGGGTTCGTGCCAAGGCGTTCCGTCTGCCCGCCGCAGGGGCCAGGCATCATCCGGGGATCTGCGGCTTTCGTGCTGGTATTTCATGCGCTTTTCTCCACAGTTCACCGATGCGCCCGGCACGGGGGCCAGGCGCAAAGGTCAAGCGTGGGTCAGTCGCTCGAAACCTTCCCCCGCCTTTCGATTACAATGTCGTAGGGGTACGGGAACCCTTTGTCGTTAAGCGTGCCCGTGATTTCGCCGCCAAGGTTGTAGGGTATCGCGTGGCGCCATCCGAACCCGAACCGACCAGTGTGCGCGTAATAAATCGCGTTGCTTTGCGCCAGCCCGCCTAGATCGTGGTCTATCAGCCACATTAGCCCGTTAAACTCGGCGTCGGCCAAACAGCGGGCCTTTTCATGTTTGACTATGACCGCGGCCTGAAACGAGGCCAGCTTCGCCCCGGCGCGGGTCTTGGCGCTTTCCCGATTCGCGTCCAGCCATGCCTTGTTGCGCTCGTCGGCTTCGGCCCCGGAAAGCGCAGGGCGCGCGTCTTCGTCGCTTCCGACCGCGACAGGCGCCAGGCGAGTGAGGTGAAGCGCTTCGGGCGTGAGATATTCCGAACCGAGGCACGCGGGGCAGAACACCGGCGCCCCGTCGCGCGGCACTTTGTGCCCGCAATACCCGCAAACGAAAGTGTCGCGCCGGATTGCCCGCATTTCATCGGTCAATTCCAACCAATAGCCCCGCTTGATTCCGTATGGCGATTGGTCAAACATACGGCCGTCGCGCCCGTCTGCGATCAGCAACCAGTCGAAGGCGCGGAACCCTTGCGCGGTGGCCCATTGGTTATGAAACAGATTCACAGGGTCCAGGCTGATAGTCGCGCCATCGTAAGCCGTGGCCTCGCCCCCCTTGTGGAACACCGGCCCCATGATGCGGGCGCCTTCGGCGACCCTCTCGGCCTTGAACGCGCGCCAGGCGTTCCTACCTTCGGGCGTGTTTGTGTCGAAGCTATACGCGTGCAGAATCGTTTCCACTGTCTTTTCTCCTTGGTTGACCGATGCGCCCGGCACGGGGGCCAGGCGCAAAGGACAATCTAGGGCGCTTCCATTTGAACCCGGCAAGCCATGTCAGAGCCGCAGGTCGCGTTGACGTCGTGGGCGATCCAAACCAGCACTAGCAGCCAAAACACCGCGCAGGCGATAAGCGCGGCCCTCATGGCCGGGCCATCGCGGCCCATGTTGCGGCCGGATCGCCGTGCATGAGGGCCGCGGGCATGATGATCGCGAAGCAATCGGTTCGCTCTCCGAGCACAACGGGGTGCGGCGCGGTAGGATCAAATGGGACAATATACGCCGTCTTTCCCAGCGCTTTGCCCATGGCGAAAATCGACTGCATTGGGCCGGGCAAAAAATGCGCCGGCACGGGATCGCCGTGGCAGTCGCCCGGCACGATGCGCCGCCAGTTCGGGAACGTGCCGTCAATAATCGGCGCCAGGGCGATCGACCCGCAAGCGCGCACCATCACGTTGCCCCGGTCCCATTCCAGCACCGCGGCGTTTGTGGGGCTGCGCCCTTTGATTGCAGCGGCGAGGTGCTTGCCAGAAACTATTGCGCCCTTGCCCGCCCAATCGGCCACGGCCGGGACGTGCGCCGCGAATAGGACGTGCCCATTTGTCGCAACGATCCACCCGGCCGGGTCGAAGTAAACGCCGTTAAGGTAATGCCGATAGGGCTCTGTTGACACCGCAGGCAAACTCGCGCGCAGCAAATCAAGCGGCATTTCCAAGATATCAGACATGTTAGACTCCTTTGGTTGGTACTCACTGAATTAACCGACCCCGCGCCAGGGTTCCACGCTGGCGCGGGCGGGGATAAATCAGACCAGCACTAGCAGCCAAAACACCGCGCAGGCGATAAGCGCGGCCCTCATGCGCCGGTCCGATCTTGGTATACCAGGCGCGCGCAATCGGCGGGCAGGTCATCAAAGCGGATACGCTTGCCAAGGTGCGGGCCGTCCATTGCGGCGGTCATCTGGCCAAACCCTTGAGGGTGGAACGGGTTGGCGGACATTCTACGCGCGGCAAAGCATCCGCCGTGTTCCGGTTCATCCCGATAAATCGCCGTATAGCGATCGAAGGTGGCGCCGCCGTTGTCATAGATGCGCACCGGGTCACGCTCTCCGTAAAACCAAGCTTGCGGGTGATCGGCGCGAAACTCGGCCTTTGCCGCGTCGCGCGACTGAGCGCGCAAAGTGAAGTAGAACTCCGCGCCATCAAATATAGCGTAGATCGGCGCGCCTAGGCCCCAATATGCGCCGCCGCGGTCATACCCGCCGTTGTTCAGGTTCAGCCGTTGCAGATGCAGCGGCAGGGTCCAATCGAAGTCCGCGCCCCTATTAGGGCGCCCCATCGGCGCCCCGTAGCGGCAATTCACCGGCGGCGCCGGGTCAATCTTGGCCATTGTCTTTCCTCCTTTTGCTTCACTGATTTAACCAACCCCCTGCCATGCTCCCAAGCTGGCAGGGGCAAGGGTAAATCAGCGGCGGCACCGCGCCGGGCAACGCTCAAGGGGCTGGCGATGGTCCGGGCAGGTATCTTGCCCGGGTTCGTCGCTTTCCTCTTGTGCAAAGCCGACCTTGTTCCCGTTCAGGTCGTGCAAGGGCGCGTAGCTGGGCAGGCCGTGGCAATGGTCCAGCTTGTCGGCCAAAGCGCGCAGGATCCGCGCAACTTCGCTTGGCGCGTGGTCGGCAAAGGCCATATTGTCGGTTTGGATCTGAATGTGGAACATGGTCTTTCCCCTCTCAAAAACAGGTGGATTGCGTAACCGCCGAACCATCGGGCGTTTCGCACAGGTAAACGTCCACTTCGTGCTGTTTGCGCGCCTTAAAATGCGCCGCGGCGATAGTTTGGGCGGCGTACTTTCCCTTATCCGTACGTACCTCAAAACGCTTTCCGCGATAGATTGCGATATACCCGTGCATGGTCTTTTCTCCCTAAATTAACCGATGCGCACGGCCATGGCTGGCCATGCGCAAGGGACAAGCTAGTTCGTGAACGATATAGCTACGTCGTCGCCGAACGCGCGGCGGAGCGCCGCAACCAATTCTTTCCGAGTGCGATACTCGCCATCGCTGATGACAAGCCCCACGTCGTTTGCATCGCAGGACATTGCGTGCCAAAGGCGCGGATTGTTCCACGCCCGGCCCACGCTGATGAACCGGACGCCTTGTGCCGCCAGATCAACTATCGATTGGTACCTGCCATAAAAATACTCGCTGCGCTGAATCGCCATTGCCTCACCCTTTCAAAATCTCGGCGCATTCCAGAATGCGCACCAGCTCACGCGCCCACTGCGCCGCTTCAACGTCTTTGCCGCAAGCTTTGTAAGCTATGGCCTTTGCCATGGCGCGGCTTGCTTCTGATCGGTCAATTGACATAACGAATCACTCTCTTCGTTGTTTGCCTGCCCCTTTTAGTCCTATGGCTAGATATGTCAAGCCCTACGGCTAGTGCGCTGTCTGCTGTATGCCTGCTGTATTTCTGCTGTATACAGCACGGTTAGGGGTCTGCTGTATATGTTGTATCCCCCCTATAGGGATACAACAGACAGCACCTAACTCCAGCGTTTCCGCGGGTTGCGGTGTTGTGCTGGCGGGTTGTGCTGTATGTTGTATTTTACAGCGCGGCGCTCTGTCGCTGAGGAGCCTGCTGTATTGGCCCTAGCAGCGTCTCAACCTGTTATGGTCGTGGGACTAGGCCCATGGACTAAAGCCTGCCGACCAGACAGCCGTGATGATATAACATCTCATAGGCTTTGCGCCTAAGCGGTATGCCAACCCTTAATGGAACGAAACCGTTTCGTTCTATTTAGCCTGGCCTAGCAGGCATGGCACGCTAAGTGTTTGTAATCGTTGGGCTATTAGCCTATCAACCTAGGATGTGATGTTATATCATGACCTTGGGAAACGGCGGGGAGGGTCCGGGCCGAAAATATTTTGTAGCCCTCACCTAAAAATCGCGCCCGTTTTTCAATTCTTTAGTCAACCGACTAGCCAGCATCCACCCTTGCCGCCTCCACCTTTGCAGTTGACAACCCCGCCACAGTCCCGCATTTCACCCGCAGCGAAGGAACGCCGACATGACCCGTGATGATTTCGTCAACGCTGCTACCCCAATGATCCGCCAAGGCATCACCTTGGTTTCCGGGCTGCTGGCCGCAAAGGGTTTCACTAACGCCGGCAACACTCTGGCCGAGTGGGCCGTATCGGGATCACTGCTGGCAGCGTCGCTCGGGTGGGCGCTGGTCGAAAAATCCAAACTGCTAGCAACCGTGACCACCGCATTTCCCAGCGATGACCTTGCCGCGCTGCTCTCCACCGTCAAACAGTTTCGCACACAAGGCGCTTCGCCTCTCCTCGTTGCCCACCTTGCGCAGACCGCCGCGGCTCTGGCTGTTGCGGAAGTGCAGCCCTTAGCCGCACCGATGGCCGCGACAGCTTCGGTGCAGGCTCCCCCGGCTGACGCGGTGAGCCCTCCCTCACAGGTGTCGCCGGGGGTTATCTCTCCGATTGCGCAAGCCGAGGCCGACGCCAACGCGCAGATCGCACAAGCCGTTTCAGCGGCGATTGCCGCGCAGGTCGAAGGCAAAACTTTGCAGGTTTCGTCCACTGGCGCTTTTGGAGGTCAGCTATGATTGAAGACATGAAGCCCGTGCGGCGCTCGAATGTTGGCAACGTGGTGTTGCTGGTGGTGGGTATTATAATTCTGGCCGCGACGCTTATGGCGCTCGGCGGCTGCGTGGCCGGAGTTCGGGCCGGCACGACCGCAGGCAATGCGCAACTGGTTTACCAGGCCGAGAGCGATTACGCCGTGGCGCTGCAAACCGCGGTGGCGTATCGCCACCTGCCGCGCTGCGGCACCGGGCTTTGCCACAGCGACGCCGTGGTGCTCGAATTGCAGACCGCCGATGCGGCGGCCAGCCGCGCGCTTAAAACCGCGCAGTATGCGGTGCAACACGGTGTCGCCTCGCCCGGGACGATAACCGAAGCGATCAACACCGTGCAGGCGTTCATTGCGCTTGCCGCAACCGTGAAGGTAAAGTGACATGACAACCCGCGTTACCGTTGACGCCCATGCCGGTTGGCCTATCTTGGTCGTGCTCAAGTACGGCGAGCCGGGTCAAGCCAAATCCGTCACCACCGAGCGCGTCGAGCCTAATCAGGTTCGCGACTTCCACGTTCACTCCGGCCTCCAGATCATCGGGATCGAGGAGTGCCCCCGGCCAAAGAAGGAAACTTGACATGGGGGGAATTGTTCCTTTTGCGCTACAGCTACTGTCCGCGATCCCCGGCCTGTTTGCCAGCGGCGCGCAAGCCGTGGCCCTGATCGAGGCGCACACCGCCGCGCTGCGCGCGATGGTCGCCGAGAACCGCAGCCCGACGCAAGCCGAGTGGGATGCGCTGAACTCTCTGCTGGCCGGGCTCGAAGCGCAGCTTGACGCGCCTATCGAACAGCCTGCGCCGGCGGCCCCGGTGGACGCGCCGTTGCCGTGACGCGCGCGCTCAACGCCGCTGGCGAGGCGCTTATCAAGTCCTTTGAGGGGTATTCGCTTAAGGCGTACCCTGACCCGGGCACTGGCGCCGCGCCGTGGACGATCGGATGGGGTCACACCGGGCCGGGCATCGGCCTGGGTACGTCGATCACCGCGGACCAAGCCGAGGGCTACTTCTCGTCTGACCTGCTGCGTTTCTGCCAAACGGTGCAGACAATGGCCCCGGTCTGCACCGACAACCAGTTTGCCGCGCTTGTCTCGTTTGCCTACAACTGCGGCGGCGCCAACCTCAAGAGTTCGACCCTGCTGCGTCTGCACAACACCGGCGACTACGCTGGCGCGGCTGGCCAGTTCGGGCTATGGATCCACGCCGACGGCGAAGTGCTCGCAGGATTGGTGTCGCGCCGGGCGGCCGAGGCGCGGCTCTACGCAAAACCTTGAACCGCCTGAAAGGGCAACATGGCTGAAATCATCCAACAGCGGTCAAGCTTCATCGCGCAGACCAGCTACGACCACGACCAAAGCGTGCTCGAAGTGACGTTCACCGACGGCAAGACGTTCAGCGCCTCTGTGCCCCGTGCGACGTACACTTCGTTCATCACTTCGCCCTCACGCGGTAAGGCGTGGCACTCGATGATGAAAGACCGTTTCAGTTGGGAAGAGGTATGAGTGAAATCGTCACGATCCGCGCGACGACATGACCGGCAGCGTTACCCCCGTTCGGTTCGCGGCAGCGACAACCGACCAGACCGCGCGGCAGGCATTGCTTGATGTGCTAGGTATGCTCGACGCAAACCCTGAACTGAAAGTCGTCGTTGTGTACGACTACCCAGCCGAAGACGGCGGCTTTTGGAGCGGCTACCGGCACGGCGGCAGCGAGGGTCGGCTGACTACAAACGAACGGCTCGGGATGCTTTGCTTCGCGCAACAGCAGACCTACGAGCACGCGACGACATGACTCCCGACGACCAGCACGCCCACCTGTTCAAGCGGCTCTACGAAGACCGTGTGCTGGCCCATCGCGTGCTGTTCGCCCACCGGCATAGCAGCCGCACGCAGCCGTTCCACGAAGCGATGATCCGCGACTGGCACAACGTCGGGGTGCCGCGCCTGCTTGAAATGGCCTTCCGTGGCTCGGCCAAGTCGACGATCGCCGAAGAGGCGCTGACCCTGTTGGCCGGTTTCCGCGAGTTCAAGAACGGGCTCCTGATCGGCGAGACGTATGACCGCGCCTGCGAGCGCCTTCACACCATCCGGCATGAGATGGAGACGAACGAGAAGCTGCAAGAGGTCTTTGGCAACCTTGTCGGAGCCACTTGGTCCGATGGCGAGATCGTCACCAGCGCTGGCGTTCGCCTCTTGGCGATCGGGCGCGGGCAGGCGTTGCGCGGGACCAAGTTCGAGGACATGCGGCCCGACGCGGTGTTTTGCGACGACATCGAGAACAACGAGAGCGTGGCCGACGAGAAGCGGATCATGAAAGTGCGCCGCTGGTTCTTTGGCGAACTGCTTCCAGCTTGCGACGTCAACGCGCTGGTGCGCGTTGCGGCGACGCCGCTGGCCCCCGACGCTCTGGCCGTTCGGCTTATCAGCGCAAGCGGCTGGAAGGCCAAGGTCTACCCGATCGAGTA